CAGCCAAATCATCTGATCTTGCTGGTGTAGCCCCTACTATATAAATTCCATTTTCTGATGCTGTGCTTTGATTTTTAACAAGAACACGATCACCTGTTAAAAGAGTTATCCCATCTAAAGTATTGTTATTATTTAAAGCAGTAGCTATTGTAATATTTGCTGTCGTACCTACTTTACAAGATTGTTTTACATCTAAACCCTCACTTTGACTATCTACATATCCTTTAGTTGCAAAATGTGCATCATTAGTAGGGGTAACTCCTGATACTGGGTTTGTTGCACTTGCTAATTGATCGACTCTACTTGTTCTTACTTGAGTATCAAAATCACTTACTTTAGAAGCTGTTAAGGTTGGAATGTCAGCAGCAACCAAACTTCTAAATGTAGGAGCAGCAGCACTTCCACTTGTTGGACCACTTAAAATAGTATTTGCTGTTCTTGTATCAGTTTTATTAAAAAACGCTCCAGAACCACCAATAGCAATAATTGAAGATGCTTGCCCATTGCCAGTATCTCCAAATCCATAATATAATTTTAAATCACTTACATTTTCATTAAAAGCTAATTCTGAAGGGGCAAGTGTAGTAGGTGCGCCAGCACTACCAGTAGATGCTCTTTTTTTAATTCTGATTGTGTTTGTCATTTAAAAACTGCCCCCAAAGACTAAAGTAAGTTTTGTTGTTGTTGCGTCTGCCTTAAATGTAGCAGAACTCGCATCATAATAAACAACAGATCCATCAATTTTGTTAGTTTCATCAACCTGTAATCCACCAGTAGAACCCGCTGGTCCGGCTGGTCCTTGAGGTCCTACTGTTGTAATTTCAACAGTAGTAACTTCATTAACCTGACTAATTTCAACTTTGTTTGGTGTACTCATTCTGAATAGCCCTCATTTATATATAGTGTACCTCTTATGTATTGAAATTTTTTACCACTAGGTTCAGTTAATTGAACATCATATTTTAATTCATGTTTATTAAAAGTTGCAGTCTGTGTATCTGTCAAAGCAATATCTACAACACCGCCTGTTCTGCTTGTATAAGTAATAGACCAATCTGCATATTTTGTATCTCTAAAGCCATCAGAGGTAATACTATAAACTTCTGCGTCAACGGTATAACCTGTTAAATCAATTAAATTGCTATTGCCATCTCTAAAAGTAAGTTTGATAGGAAAATCATTACGTCTTGTGACATCAAAATCTGCAACTCCAGCAATAATAGCCATTAACCAGCCTCCAATGCAGCGACTTTAGTTTCCAATGTCTCTATCTTAGCAACTGCTTCCTGTAATGCTTTTGTTAAAGTCGATACTATTGGAGCAATTTCTAAGAGTTGCAAACCTTCATCTTTTGTACCTTTACAAGCATCTGGTATAACCTCACCAACTTCATGTGCAATAAATCCTTCGTGGACTGCCTCTGACTGTTTATAAATGTCATAATCTCTATATTTAAAAGTTACTGGCCTTAATTTTTTTACTCTTTCAATACCATCTACAGCTAAAGTTGTAATATCTCTCTTGATTCTATAGTCACTGGTTGTTGAAGAATTAATAGCACCAAGCCTTGTGTTATCAATATAAAAATGAGCATTATTTCCATCCCAATAAAAGTTAAATAAGTTACCTGTACTTGCACTTGCTGCGTTATTATTTCCAGAATCAGTGTCCGCACCAGTTCTTGTTCCAAACCCTTTACCACATATACCACCATTTGTCAGAGTTGCATTAGCAAAAGATGCCCCAATTGCACAAAAAGAACCACCTGATTTTATTTCAAATCTATTTGCACTTGTTGTGCTAAAAACAATAGGTGCGGCTTCTTGTGTTGTGATTTGTAAATAACCAGTACCCCTATGTACCATTTCTGAAATACTAGTTGCACCACCAATTCTCCTCAGTCTAAGACCATAATCTGGGTATGTTGTATCTGCCGCTAAATCAATAATTGCATCTTGATCGTTTACACCAGTACTAACTTGAAACTGAGAATCAGCACCACTATTTGTAACTGTTATATTTTCAGCAAATTCAACAACGTCAGCTTTAAATTCAGTAACCATTGAACCATTAACAGATACTCCTATTTGGTTTGATGCACTTCTATAAAAACCTGTACTTGCACTATTTGAAAAAGTATAACTTGGGGAACCAGCACTTCCATCTGGTCCATAGAAGTTGCCATCTGCCAAACTTATAAATTCATGTCTACCGCTAGATGTAACAGCCTTATAAAAACCTAATCTACCCGTTGAGGTATTTGCGTACCACATATAGGGCAGTGGTGTTGTCGGGACACTTCCATACCCATTATTTCTACCGATAGCATCAAAAATATCATTTATATCGCCTCTTACAGTTGCGCCAGATGCGTTTGCTACTTCAAAATTGGCTGGTTTTGATGGCATTGTTTTCTACGTTTTTCCTATTATACTACCCTTCACCATAACCGAAAGCACTATACGTGAATTGTCTTGCTACAAAACTAGAACCATTTTTTATACTAACTACAAAATTACTTGTTGAAACGCTATCAATAGTAAAGAAATCACCTGACTGCATATTATTTATGTTTATTGCTATTACTGGCTTAAATTTTTCTGTACCACCACCAACAGCAGATGTTCCTAAAAAGAATTTTTTTGCAAATGTCACTGTAGTTGCACCGCTAGAAGAACTTGAAAGAATACCGTTAGTTGCACTTGTATTATCAATACTTCTTTCAGTTCTTGGTCTAAATATTATATTTACACCTAATTCTTCAATATCTACATTTTCATAAGCACTATCGTTATTAACTAGCACTTTAAAAGCTATAGTTCTCGTAGTCATATCTGTATTTGTAAAGGTAGCAAAACTTGTACTAGGAGTTGCTGTTGAACTTTTTGCCACTTGAAAAGTCAAATCAGCAGTCTTATCAAATTGAACTGTTGACCCTGTAAAAATATCTGGCCAAGTATCCATTTTATCTGTATAAGAATCCCACTGAGTAACAGTATTATATCCTTGTTTTTTTTCTACAGTTTCAACACGAAATCTAAAAACAGCACCTAAATCAATAGTATTTTCAAAAGTATAATTTCCTGAATCTGGAATACCAGCACCAGTTCCACCAGTTACTAAATCAAGTGTTGCAAAATTACCACCTGAGTGTGCAAGCGTATCAAAATCCGAAATATTATCAAGGCTTATCGCTGAAGTCAAAGTTAAGCCAGCTATTGAACTATCATATTCAAGACTAGATTTTGCCCCTGCAAAATTACTCGTACTTTCTCTTATTTCTTGTGCTTTTAGGTTCGGGGATGTTACAAGTCTATTAACAACAACAGAAGTTGCTGAAGAAGATTCATTACCAGCCACATCTTTAAATTTTACAAAATACTCACCACTTAAAAAACTAGTTATTGTTATTTCGTTTGAGTCACCGCTTATTGCCCTTAGTGGTGAAGAATTGCCATATTCAGCACTTCCGTCTGTTATCGCTGCAAATTGTATAATAACTTGCCCTCCAAATAAAACATCAATATCTGTTAAGGGATCTGCTTTGTCCCATTTTAAAATTAAATCATCGCCACTTTCTTCAAATCTTAAATTACTAACATTAGAAGGGTCTGCTGATAGTCCTAAAGCTTGAATATTTTGAGCATTTACTTCTTTGCTTACTTGAAAGGCTGAATTAATTGATCTTATTGAAAATTTATATAAACCAGCAACATTATTAGGTATCACAAATTCGTTATCTGTAACATTTTGAACAACTGGATCACCTTCTTCTAATCTGTAAGCGACTTGGTATTGTTTGGCACCAGCAACATGACCAAAATTTAAAACAATTCTTGAAGTTGCCCTATTATTTACCACAATAGTTTCTTCTTTTAATTCATATATATTAGGGGGGTCAATTACGTCCAATAATGTAGAGGGAGATTCACCTACTCCAAAACTTCCAATATTCCCATCAATATATGAAAATTTTTCATCAGTATATGTTAGTGCAGTAATACTAAAAACAAAATCATTTTTCTGTTTAATATTGCTTATTCTAAATTTTCTATGTTGTACATTACCTGTTTTAACAGCCCAAACTGTTCCAGCATTTGCATTTAATGCACTTGATAATGTAACAGTGCTACCATTTACAGCCGTTATTGTTCTTTCTTGTACATTGCCAGATGTATCTATAATTAAAAAAGTATCATTTACAAACCCTACGCTGGTATTTGTACTGTCATCAAGAACATAAACAGTTGCACTTGTAACGCTTTTTATTCTTCCGCTTGCTCTTATAGCTTCTTTCAACCTATCTGCAATTTTAATTACCATAAGGGGTTCTAATTTACAGGCAGCTTCTATTCCGCACTCAAATGAGACAACTTCAGATTCAAAATTTGAACTATATAAAATTGACCTACCAAATCGCACCGCCTGATTTTTATCTGTGGTAAATAATGCTCGAACATTCTGTTGATTTATACCGTATTTAGTTTCTACTGTTGTATCAAGAACAGTCACTTGATCCATTTCTTGTAGATCATTGTTGTAATAAGCAACATTAATTTGACTGTATTTTTTATCTTTATCACTTCCAACATAATTAAACTGACCATCTACTACATTTGCATTTGTAAATAAGTAAGAGGTAATTGTTTCTTGTTTATCTAATACAATTTTTAAATTTCCATTTTTATAAAAAATTGTAGCTCGCATTAATCCCGCAACTTCTCTTATAACATCAATAGCTTTTTTCCTTACGTTAATAACACCATTAAATGAATATCTAGGTAAACCTGTATTTCCAACAAAGGTAGAGCAATATAAACTTGCTTCATAAAAAGAAGCTTTATCAATCGAACTTTCATCTAAATTCAAACCATAATCTTCAGTTAAAAGTGCATATAAAATCCAAGCTGGATCATTAGTCCATTTTTTTGTTGAATCCAAAGCCGCAAAATTATACCCAGACGGGTAAACAATTCGACCAGTACCTGCAACATCTATTGTTATACCTGATGGGACTTTTACTTTAATTCCTCTATATAAATATTTTCTTTGAGGTATATTAGGGAATTGTTCAGCAGAATATCTAATTCCAATATATGCTGACTTTGGAAATTCAGTAATAGTTGTTATTTGTGGATTTACAGCTTGTAATTTTGTAAAGAAAAATTCAGTAAATCTTCTAGAGCCTTCTTCATATAGATTTCTGCCTTTATCACTAAAAGGATGCTTACCACCTACTTCTCTAAATTCTAAGTCTGTTCTTAATACATCAACACTTATCGGGTAATACAGGTTTCTTGCTGCTTGAGTTAAAAAAGCAAAATCAGGAATATCTACTCTGTAATCAGCACTATATTGACCAACTGAAACACCATTAACTTCAATAGTTCTCCTACCAATCTCTTGATTATTATTACCTCTTAATCTGATAACAATATCAACATTACCAGACAAACCGTTTGGGAAAGTAGAGTTTGGCTGTATTCCTAATGCCACTGATGCGCCATCATCAGCACCAAGTTGTCGTAAACTTTGCCAAGTTAATGTGACAATTACAGCTCTTGGCGTGTCATTAATACCTGTACCTACATCTACTGTTCCTGTAACCTTGTTACCTTCAGCATCATTATTATTTAAAACTTTTGCTGGACTTAAATTTCCTGATGACTTAAATTCATTTATACCAGACATTATTGGTTGATTATCTTTTCCAACCCTTATTGCCATAGATGTCTTAGTAATATTTTCAGCCCCTGCAAGATCACGAATTGCACGACCATCTAAAAATATATCTCTTTGTGCTAGTTGTATATATAGTATTTCATCAGGCGTTTGCAATAACTGATTATTTTCAGAAGTTGGATGTATTAAACTTGAAGGTATAGGAATGCTATTTCTAGAAGGTGTTGCAAAACCTTCAGTTTCTGCGCCATCAGAAACAAGATCAGCAAAGGTAAAAAATTGTTCTGCTTTTAAAAAAGAATTTGGTAGATTTTCTGATATTTGAAAATCTTTATTGCTTATTTCTCTGCCCATATTAAGGTGTGTTATCTGCTATTTTTACTGTATCAGAAGCGGCACTTATAACCACTGACCCAACTATACATTCACCAAAAACTAAAGGGGCAGCACCTCCAGCTTTTGTAGTATTAGCTGTTTGATTGCTTAAAAAAGATGCAATTTGTGGATCTGAAGCTGGCTCTATAGGTACTGGGGCAAAAAGTGACGCTAAATAATTAAGTCCGACAGTAGCTGCAATTGTTATTAATGCTGAAGTAACCGCAGAGGAAGTAAACCAAGTTGCTACAGCACCAAAGAACCAAAAATTACCACTAATAACAGGAATTACTTTTATTTCCTGATTACCATCAAAGACCAAACCTAAAAAAGTTACATCTTTTTGGTCTATCTGTACACTATAAAAGGCATCTGTCAAATGTTGTTTGCATTGTGGGTAATTTACTTTTAAAAAACTAAAAACTTGATCTACATTAGATACATCCGCTTCAAATTCTTTTACACCACAGATTTTTTTAAGAGTTCCATAAATTTTTATAGTGCTTGTCATTCTTTTGTCTCCAAATAATGCCAACTATCATCACAAACAGAATATATGTACCAATCATATCCATATACATTAAAATTCTTAATATCAGCTTCAGATGGTTCAGCACTGCCGTTAACGTGAGAATGTAAAACAGCTAATATATCTGCGCCACTATCTTCACAATCTGCAAAGTCATTGGGATCTAAAGTAAAACTAACATCCTCATCTTTATAAGATGCAATATTTTTACAAGGCCAGAAAAATTCATCACCACCTTTTTCATACAATAAACCGCAACCCTCTACAGGTTTACAGTTTTTAAAATGTTTTTCTGCTTCTTTTTTCCAAGTCATATATAAACAAAAGTACCACAAGATGGAAATCTATCTTTTGTTATTTGTCTTCTTGGTAGAAATAGTGTTTCAAAGTCAATACTTTTAACAAGTTCAAAACTACAAATTTGGTTATTTTCAATAACTTTTTTATTAATATCAAAAATTTGGTCATCTAATTTTTTGGTTGAATCTGGAGTACCAAAAGGATTAGTTTGACTAGGAAAATTTTCTTGATCTAAGAATTGTGCCAGTGTTCTTTTTCTGGTTATTCTAGCTTTTTGTAAATCATTTCTTGGTGTTACTTGATTTACTAAAGCTAAAATTGTAGAAAAAGTACCGCCAGTATTAGCAAAAGTTAAAGTAGGTCTTGCCATAACAGAATTTTCACCAGTTTCAAAACCTTCAGCTTTGCAAGCTATGGCGTTATAAGTTAGACCTTGCCAAATTAAATCTTGATTTAGGCCATTAGTTCCATTATGAAATCTATATAAAGTCGTTGCTGTTGTATCTTGTGCAGAGTAATGTATAGGTGCAAAAAGGTCTAATTGAAACATTTCAATAATTGAAATATCTTGTAATTGTTGTAAAACATCAACTGGTATTGTCATGGTTGGAACACCTCATCGAATGTTGCTTGTATCGTAACTCTGTTTAAATATGTATTTGTTCTTCTATATTTATCGCAAATAAATTCTTTAGCTGTACTTGTGGCTGGCGGGGTAAATGTAAAGCTGGTTGTATCTTTTGCTCTTTCATCAAAGAAAGCTAAAATTTTATCACCATCAGCAAGAGAAACATTAAAAGTTAAATTGTAAGATTTAGGATTTTGATTCAGGCCAAAGGTGTTGCGTGACTTGAAGCCATCCCCAAATTGTACTGTGATAATTTTTGGATTAGCACTTTCTACAGAGCTATATGTTGGTGTTGTAGCACCTGCTGTTGTACTTAAAGTTGCATCATTAAAAGTCGCCATTAAGTTAACATGCCTCCACTTCGTTTTTGTCGTGCTATTTCAAATTGAACAGCATTAGCAATTGCCTGACCCAAAGCCTGACCATCACCATCTGATTGAACATCTGTATTTGTAGCATCTACACTAATACTAATATTATTTGTAATAGAAGAGCCACCAATATCACTATTAGGTATAACA